CTCAATCCTCATTTGGTTTGGCATGTACTCAACAGCACCAATGATGGTGTAGCTACTGAGTATGCTGCAGAAAATTAGTGGACTCATTCTTCATCTCCTAGCTTTTTAATCAGACGATCTAGATACCAACGACACTTCTTCAAGTCTTCGAGTGGATTATCCTTCAACCAAACACGGAGCAAGTACTTGAGTGCTTGACCTTGGAGCATTCCATAGCCAACAGACGGTGCATCTTCAATCGCTTCCTCAATCGTAACGATCACTTCCTGTGACCCACGTGTGTAATGCGATGGAGAGTTCACCCTGTCTTCTGTCAATGAATCAAACCACTTCTGCGTGATCTCTGGTGCCAAGTCACTGTTCATATTGTCAGCAAGTTTCTTCCAAGCATTAAGCTCAGCCTTGGGTGTGAGTGGAGTGACCTTATTGTTCTCAAGCATCGGTGACGTGAGTTTGAATTCATTACGCTCCCAGTCGTCGTACTCTTCCATCTCTAGCTTAAACTTGTCGTAATTCATGTATCGCATTTATGTTATCTACTACCTAATATAGAGAAGAATCAATGATATTGAGACATATGCCGGCGCCTAAAGGTGATCCATCTTATATAAAAAATAAAGAGAAGTACTTCATGAGCATTGCACATGCAATCGCCCGTGGATCCTCACATCCAACTGCTCCAGGTGGCTGTGTACTCATCCGTGATCGAGAGATCATTGGTGATGGACGGTCAATACTGTGTGCATCCAAAGTAGAAATTGATTGTATTACCTATGCCATTGCTACTTGTGCCAAGCGTGGTACTCCTACCACAGGTTCCGTAATCTATAGCACTCGCTATCCTTTCTCTGCTTCTGTATTTCAAGCTCACTTGATGGGCATCAGACGCTTTGTAGTTGCCGCCCATGAATGGGAGCCTTACTAAAGATGAGTTCAGAAAAGCAGCAAGACTTGCACGTGAGTTGTCTATAGAAATCATTCCTCTATTTGAGGATGAAGACCCCCGCTTCGTTCAGAACGAACACGAACTTGATGAGTTCGATCCAAAAGATAAATCAGAAATACCCCATGACGACTAAACTACTCTTTGACCTTGAGAGCACTGGCCTTCTTCGTCGAGGTTCAACCATTCACTGCATCGTGATGCGTGATATGCAAGAGCCTGATGAGCCTGTCATCTTTGACTGCAAACCAGAGCGTGCTGTCATTCAAGGTATCAAGCAGCTTGAAAAAGCTGATGCTCTAATCGGACACAACATCATTAATTTTGATGTGCCACTATTGAAAGAACAGTTCCCCAACTTCCGCTTCAAAGGAGAACTGATCGACACCCTAGTACTCAGCAGACTGTACTACCCACACATTGCTGAGCGGGACTACGAACGTAGACCTGCTGGCATGCCACAGCGTCTCTATGGCAGACACTCTCTGGAGTCTTGGGGCTACCGTCTCAAATGCTTCAAGGGTGACTTCGGTAAACACGAAGCTGCCTGGGAAACATACACCCCAGAGATGCTTGACTACTGCATCCAAGATACAGAAGTCACATACAAACTATTCCAATTACTACTACGGAGAATGAACGATGCCCAGTAAGAATGATCCACTGACTCACGAAGAGATGAGTGCAGCTGCCAGTAAATTTCTGGAGCTCTTCAAAGTAGTTACAGAGAAAGTTCCTGAGGCTACTGTTGAAGATGCACTGAAGATTATGGAGAGCTGCGCCAAGCTCGCCCATAAGGATCGAGCAGAGAAGATCAAGAAAGAAGCAGACGAACGCTTCGGCTTTGTAAAAGTTACTACTGAAGAAACTGATGACACAGATTCCTGATTGCGTACAGCTTGAAATGCGCATGGCTGAGTTGATGGCTCAGCAGGAGGCCAGTGGCTTCCGCTTTGATATGGATGCAGCTGAACGTGTACGAGAAGAACTCTCACGTGAGGCCCAAAATATCACTGAAAAAATTCTGTCTGTATATCGCTACTACCCTGGCAAGGTCTTCACTCCCAAGAGGACTGCAGCTAAGACTGGCTACGTAGCTGGGGCACCGATGACCAAGCTGCTTGACTTTAATCCAACGAGCAGGCAGCACATCGCCTGGGCTTTGCAGACCTTCCGTGGTGCCAGGTTTACCAAGGTGACTGACTCTGGTAAGCCCAAGGTTGATGAAGCCTGCCTATCAGAGATCAGGGACATCGCTTTGTCTTCAGGTAACCAGCAGCTGCATGATGAGTGTGAGCTATTCATTCGACTACTGACCTTACAGAAATGGATGGGTCAGCTATCAGAAGGAACTAACTCTTGGTTCAACTCTATTGAGGACGATGGCTGTATCCACCACACCTGCTCACTAGCTACTCAAACTGGACGCAACGCTCACCGTGGTCCCAACCTTGGGCAAGTTGTCAGTGCTCCTTGGGCACGGGAACTATTTGTTCCTTTCCCTGGCCACGTAATGGTCGGGGCTGACTTAGAGGGCCTGGAGTTGAGGGCACTTGGGCATTACCTTCATCGATTTGACGGAGGATCTTTTGCTGACGTTGTTATCAACGGTGACATCCACCAGCAGAATGCTGACCGTGTAGGTTGCTCAAGAAAGGACGTGAAGACTCTGACATATGCATTCATCTATGGAGCAGGTGATCAGAAGCTAGGCCATAGCTTGCATCCTGAGCTCTCTGATGCTCAGAAGAAAAGCTTAGGTCAAGAGCTACGTCGTAAGTTCCTTGATGCTATCCCTGGACTTGAGCCTCTGATCAATGCTGTCAAGCTCAAAGTTAGGTCAGCTGGAAAGCTCAAGGGTCTTGATGGTCGTCCAATCTTTTGTGACGGAGAACACAAAAGTTTAAACTTTTTGCTTCAGAGCTGCGGAGCAATTTTATCTAAGCGTTGGTGTGTCATTGGACAGCAGATGCTTGATCAAGCAGGGCTTACGTATGACATTGACTACACAAGATGTGCATACGTACACGATGAACAGCAGTTCTCTGTCGTACCTAGCGAAGCAGATCGTGTAGCTGAACTCCTAGTTGCTGCAGCGCCTGAGGCTGGTGACTACTACCACTTCAAGGTTCCTATCACTGCAGCTGCAGACATCGGAGCTAACTGGGCTGCTACTCATTAAGTATCAACTTGATACAATAATGTCTATGGAAGAAGCACAATTAAAATTTGAGATGAATGAACGTACTATTCGTGCGATTCATTCTGCTGTCTGTTTCACTTTAGATAAGTGGGCAGGGCAAGGTGAGATGGATCAAGAGATGCTGTTAGCACTCAAGCCTTTCTTCCAAGGTTGTGTCTTTGAATTTGAGTTCCAACGAGTTGATTAGGTGTAGCTCACCATTAGACCAGGGTTCTGCTGTTGATATTCCATCAACTCTTCCTTAGTCTTCGGTGCTTTCTCAGACGTTGCGTTACCAATTGCTCCGCCTGCAAGTAAAGCAGCGCCTCCCCACAGTGCTGTGTCTGCTAGGGGGTCATCAAGTAGCCAACCTTTAGGCTTAATCTGATCCAATCGTTCGTTCAGATCGTAACCAAGCAGGCTATTCACATAGTTATCCTTCAGATCTACAGCTGCTTGCTGCTGAGGATTCAGCTCTTGAGCCACTGGAACACTGGCGTTATCCCAAGGATCCTTCACTGGAGACATAGGCTGACGCTCAGGCAGAGGTGCCGATTGCTTTGGAGCAACGGGAACAGTTGCCGTACCCCATGCATCAGGCATCGCAACGTTAGTCCTAGGTGCTGGAGTAGGGGCTGCTTGCCGCTGCTTAGCAATATCAAGCGCCTTCTCTAATGACACAGGCTGAGGTGCTGCAGTAGGAGCTGCTGCTGATGGATTTAAACCATAGTAATTACGCATCTCTGCAACAATCTCTTGCTGTAGCGGAGTATGCGTGCTGTTATACCCAAGCATGTCATATGCTGCTGATGCCTGAGGATTAGGATTCAAGCTTGCTCTATAAAAGTCTCCCCCTTTAGCCTCAATCAAAGGCAGCATCTTACGTTCTACATCATCATATGAGATGCCTAGTATTGGTGCCTGTTGACGAGCCATATACAGTTCCATACCTGGGTCTCTCTTCTTGGGAGACCTACGCA